TTCATTGCACCTTGATCTGAAATGCTCATAGTAGCGTCACCATCTAAGTTTAGAATTGCTTGTACTTGTGCCACAGGCCAACTCCAAGTGTGTGCTAATGTACCTTCAACGCCTGCTTCAAATACAAACTCACCTGCGTGTGTGCTTGCATCACCAAAACTAAACACTAAGTTATTGTCTACAGTTTTTACGTTAAACGTAGGTTCTTCGCTATGTGCGGCACTCATTAGTTTCATACGTGCAATAGCGGCCATACTTGGTTGTACAGTTACTTCCCATGTTGCACCTTTAAACTTCACAGTCTTTAGTTTTTCTTCAATGATTGCTTTATTCATAAAGCGGTAATCATTTTGGAAGTCACCTGCGGCATTTTCAAAGTGAATGTGTGTTGGCACAGTTTCACCATTACGTTCTGCTTCGACAACATCAATCTTTGCATTGTCTTTATACTCAGGATTTTTCAAATGCAAACTTAGTTTGTCTAAGTTAGGCATACCAAATGTGCCTCTAAACTCATTTACTGGTAGTGCTGTTTTAGCTGTTAAAATAACAGAACGATCTTCTGCCATTGAGTCAATTGATGTGCCATCATCGTTGCTTACTTTAACAAGCGATAAAAAGCCGAGTGCGTGTGTATGTGCTACTACGTCTTGTAAGATATCTTTCATTGTATTGTTTCTCCATTGAATAAGTTTATTATATTATCTAAGTTGTTGTTTGTCAAGAACTTTTCTACCGAGTATTTAGGTTTAAAGCCAAGTGCCTTGATTTTTTCTGTGTTTGCGCAAGTAAACTCACGCTCTCCTGGGGTATTTAGACGCACCGGTAAGTCTGGTGCTAAGTCTTGGATCTTTATAGGATTCCCCGTACCAATATCAATCTCACCATTTACATGTGTGTTTTTGATTAATATATCTATTGCATCTAATACATCGTATAAATGAATAAAATCTCTGTAATGCTGTGTAGAATATTCAAGTGTTCCTTTTCTTAATTTGTTAAAAAACATATTTTCTCTTGGACAGTTATCTGAATATACTGTATGAAAACGCATACCCAATGTATCTGGATAACGTGCGGCAAGTTCTTCTAATATGTACTTAGACGCCGCATAAGGGTTTAAATCGGGCTCGTATGCGCTCGAACTGCTTGCATATAGTATACGTGTATTAGGATAGCGTTCAAATAATCTACGGCTTGCTTCTACATTATTCATCCAATAACCTGTAGGATCTGATAGGCTTTCTCTTACTCCTGACAGTCCTGCTAAATGTATAATTAAATCAAAATGTATATTTGGAAATTCACAGAATAATAAATCATTACCTTCTATCTTGTCAATACCGTATACTTTGTGTTTTGCTTTTGTTAATCTATCGAATAGTGCAGAACCAATGTATCCTTTATGTCCTGTTAATAATATTTTCATTAGTTTGCTATTCCTTCATCTTGGAATATTTCTAAATATTCTTTAGTTTGTTGCCATCGATCTACTTTTCTATAATTATGAACTACCTGTGCTAACGGATAATCGTTACCGCCTTCATAAATTGCATCACCAAAAAACCATAGTACATCATCTTTGTTAAAATCTTTTACTATTTGACTTTTATCAAATCCTTTAGGACTAATGTCAATACCTGTTTCTCCTCCTATTTTTGCTTCTAAGAAAGGAAATGTTGTATTAAATGCTTTGACAATAAACTGTCTTTCATTGATACTTTGATCCCACTCTACATATTGTTTTCGTTCTTCTTGATTAGCATTACGACCTACAATACTAAAGTTTATCATGCCTGGGCGACTTTCAAAGTGCAATCCTGTACGTAATTGAAACTTACTTTTTTCTAACATATTTTCCAGCCACTGTTTTTCTGTATTTTTTAGCCACCAGTCATTTTTACGAATGTGTTTTTTGCCTTGCCAAACATCATTGCCATTACAGTTATAAACAGTATGTGCCATATTGTAAATATCTTCACCTATTTGCTCTATTGTTTTAGGCTTGTCACTACCTGTAACTAAAAACACTTTGTTATCTCGACAAAAATCTTTAAAGAAATTTTTAAATTTAGAATTAATAGGTTGTCTACTTGGAGTTATTGTTCCGTCTACATCAAAGATAAATTTGTTCATTAATGATTCCGCCTTTTGTTGAATACGCATATAAACAGCAGATCTTCATCTGAGCTATTATTGTAAACTTTGTGGAAGGCACCGTCTGGAATAGTAAATGTTTTACCTTTTTCTGCAGGGAATTCTTCTGCGTCAATTTGCATAACACCAGTACCACTTAAGAATGTATAAACTTCTTCAATGCCTGGGTGTGCGTGTCCGCTTGTTTCTTGATTAGGATGAAGTGTTGTAGTGCTAACAGTTAATTCATTTAAATCTGTGTTATCTACAACAGTATATACTTCATTGTCTTTTACAGTTTTACCTGTTAATGGCGGAGTTTGTTGACTTTGTACAACTTGTTCTTTTAGTCCACTACTCGAATAGTTGTGTTTACGAGTATTGTAAAAAATCTCAATGCCTAAGTCATCACCTGTAAATGGTTTGCCTTTATAATCTTCTCCAATAAAACGAACATCAGGATTAACTACGTTTAGTAAGTCAATTAGTTCTGCTTCGCTACTGTAAGGAATAATACGATCAACGTATTTTACTGCTTCAAGTTGCATATAACGTTCTGCAACAGTTTGCACAGCATACCTACCGTTTTTAAAAGGATTAATATTAAGGCCACATACCAAATAATCGCAGTTTTCTTTTGATTCACGCAACATAGCAATATGTCCTGCGTGTAGTAAATCAAAAGAACTACAAGTGAATCCTACTTTCATTACTTACTCCTATTTTTATTTTTAGTATTGTTATTTAGGTTTTCTTGCCTGACTTCTAACATTTCTTTGATATCTTGAAGTTGAAATAACACTTCTTCAATCATATCAAGGTCTCGTTTCTTTTCAGTATCAAGTAAAACCTTTACTTCTATATTCATATTAGTCTCCAAAGTCAAACAAACTATTGAATGTTGTGTTTTGCTTAGTATCTTCTAAGTCATAATTCAACACACCAATAAGATTATCTAACTTGTTATCAATAATAGTTTCTGCCATTGCCGCATCATCAAATGGCAATTCTTTAAACCAGTCAGGAAGTCTTAGCTCATCTGTTGGATACGCAACAGATGTATAACCTAACGGGTTTTGTTTTAGTTTACAAACGATAACTTTCATACCATCTACAATTTCTTGCGAGTACTTGTCACCGTTCATTCGTTTTAATGTGTTCCAGTTGATTGAAGCACGAACGTGTCCGGGCATATTAGCCTTGCCCTGTTTCTGCTCAAGACGTTGATAGTGTCCAATTTTATTTGCACGTTTAGGTGAACCTTTTTCCCAACCTGGCATTTCTTGGAACTCTTTACGGAACTCTGTAATACGTTCTAATACTTCTTTTTCGGGAGTATCTGTAAGCACCATAAGCAATAGTTCACTTAAAAACTTTTGCATGAATACAGGCGTATCTGAACGTCTTAAGTCTAAGCCCATAGCCTTTACTTTGCCTGGCTTACCGTCAGTATCTGTTCTAAAGCCTTCGTTGTCTGTTACAAGTGCCGCATAACGCTTCTTAGTAATGTATAGTCCTGAACGTGCTACAATTTCACGTCCTGCCGCAATAACGTCTGAACGTGTCTTTGGACAATGAAATGCTTCAGCCATAAACTTTGGAAACGTTGTGTTTGCTTGTTCACACACTTGATCATAAAGTGTAATAGCTTTTTCAGGAGACCATTCAAGTTTGCCTGATTCAATCTCGTCTTTAAGCACAGGCCAAGCACTAAAATACACAGAGTCAGTATCACCATAGATAACGCTCTTACCTACATGATCATACTCACCTGTAATACAGTTGTTTACTTCAGCACTCATGTGCTTAACAATTTGTCGACCAGTAAGTGTAGTTGACTGTCCTATCCTTTTGTCAAAAAATCTGCAACCAGGATTAAGAATGGCCCCGTAAAGAGAGTTAAGATTAATTTTCTTAACAAGTTGCCGTTTGTCCCAATATTCAATTTCTGCTTTATTTTCTGCATCTTTAGCCTTCTTTAACATTTTCTGCATATCTTTACGTTCAGCATACCAGCGTTTTAGTAGTCCTGGAATAACACCTTCAAACTCTGTAGTAAAGATTGTGCCGTTAGCACTGAGCATCCACGGCATTTGACTGTCAAATATAAGTTGATATATCTCTGCACCAGACAATACATCACTGCGTCCATCTTCCCAGTCAACAGTTAGTGCAATGTCTTTGCGTTGTTCCATGACTGCTTCGTATTCTTCTGTACCAAAGCGTCCTTCCCAGCTACCTGCAAAAGATTTTTTCTTTAGTGTAGTATCTTCGTGTACACGAGCATCTGTAATTTCAGGACGTATCTGTCCTACAATAGTTTCTGGAGCCATATTTAATGCACGAATTACACTTGGATACAGTGAGTTCAAGTCCATTGAAGCAATCCACTTGTGCAACCCTTTCTTAGGAAATGCAACATATGCACCTGCGGCTTGTGTGTTTTCTGTATCGTCACGTTTGGGACGATTAGGTACTTGTAGTCCGCGGTTGTGTGCTTCGTTAATAATACCTTGCTCTGTAACAGCGACAGCACCCATAGTGGTCTGTAGCAACACAGTATTTTCGTGTGCAACAGTATTACTAAGATCAATAAATCTTAGTTTTTTGTCCAGCTTGTCCAGTAGTGCGGTATCTTGTATGTTGTATTCGATGAACTTTCTAAAGTCATTGTTGTACAACTGGTCCAAAGTGCCTTCATAAGGGACTTTATTTTCACCAACTTCGATCTCACCAATAGCATCAAGTCTGTAGCTGTGTCTTTCTTCATATGTGTATTTACGATATAATTCCAAACTATCTAAATGCACTCTACCTATTAGGTCAAAGGTAACAGCTGATTTGCCATACTTTTCATATTCACGTTTCTTAGGAAGTTGTCCCCACAGACAAAAACGTCTTGTGTCGTCCTTGCTTAGTACACGACTTACACGATTAACTGTATACGGAATATCATAACCTTCACTGTTCCAACCTGACAAGATATCTGCATCTTGTATCAAGTCTAAGAAGGTGTTTAGCATTTCACCTTCATCTTCAAACAGTACAACACCTTCTAAGCCTTCAACTTCTTTTTGTGCTTGCTCCATAGTAAGTGTCTTAGGCGGAACAGCAAGACACACCATAGTTTCTAACCATTGCAAATATACAGATACAGATGTAATAGGCATAAAAGGATCTGCTGGATCAGCAAATCCACGCTCTGGATCAAAGTCCGTCTCAATATCGAAGAATGCAATGTTTAGTTTAGGTGCATCTTGGTTGAGATAGTTCTCACTTAGGCATTGAAAGATTGGATTAATATCGCTTTCGAACAAGTTCTTGCCTTTGTTAATAGCAACTTCTTTGCGAAAGTCTTTGGTGTTCTTACAAACAATACGACTCAAAGGATCGCCGTACACACTTTTGTACTTTCCTCGTGGATCTTCATAGTAAAAAGTATATTTTGCAGGATATTCAGTAAAATGTCGTTTACCGTCGCGTCTTTCAACTACACGAATAATGTCCTGATCGCGGTCAAACATTGCATCAACGTACGGCATTTAATTTTTCTCCTAATTGCATTGCTTTTTTATAGTCGTTATTACTAAAACTAAAGTTATATAAAATAAAACTATTAATGCGTTCTTGACTTACCCATTTAGTTTTAATATCTATCTTTTCATTTGTTATTGGTGTTAAGTATGCGATAATTGTACCTGCTTTTATAATAATTGTTTTTTCTTCTGAGCTACTTGGCAAAATCATATTGATGTGAGAAGCATGTTGAACATTAAAGTTTAACATACCGGGCAACGTTTGATAATCGTCTGCAACTGGTTTATGCCATATAGCGTCATGCATCATAAATTGTGTTTTTTTATTGCTGGTAATGTACCATGGTGAGATAAGTTTTATCTGAGTACAACCTGGAAATGCATCTCCCCATTGTGATGGATGATGCGGTTGTATCATATTAGGAACTTCTTCTGCTGGAAGACCGGCAATAGATGCATTTTTTAATTGTCCGTTCTGATGGGTTATTTCATAATCAGCCCATAACGGAATTCCTATAGAGTTTTTTAAGAGATCTACGAATCCTGGACAGTGGCGCAATGTTCTTGCACCAGGTTCTTTAGTAATACTGCCATACCAGTCAGGAATTAGATCCGGCAGTGAATATTTTGGAGGGAATAAATCGAGCACATGCTGACTACCAGAAATGTGAAAGGTCAGACTTGTTTTCTTTTTCTTAAACATATTTTCCTTCGTTGCTTGTGGCCAACTTAACCTTCATACATGCCCGGCAATTGCCATTGGCGTTACTATTATTTATTGTGCAAGTAATCCAACTAAGTAAATTATGGTTAAACCTGCATTCAATGTAATCAAACTTTTTTCTTTCCAAAGTATACCTATTGCTACCCACATAAAATTTGCCACTGTAAATGCATAATGATGCAAATTACCTGGTAAATCAAAGTACATTGGCTCTGATGGATATAAACTTGCTATTGCTGCCGCACCAATAAGAAATGCTGTAGCAATCCATGCAAAAATTTGATATGGTTTTTGTTCTACCACCATTGCATTGCTACTCCAAAACCAAGTATATTAACAAATACAAACCAACCTGTTAGTGCCATAGGCCAAGCAAGTTTTCGTCTGTAATAACCTAATACACCTGTAACACTTCCTATAAAAAAGAAAGGATATACAATACGCATATCAGGTGCATCTGCTGTTAAGGCCAGAGAAGCACTTGCGGTCACAGTAAACACAAAACTAAGTAGTTCGAATATAAATGCTACACGATCTGTTTGGTAACTGTGTAGCCAAAAGTTTTTAATTTTATCTATCACTTATCATAACCAAGTGTAGTAATAAGTGTTTCGAGATCGTCAAACTCATCATAATGACGATTCCAATCTCTATTTTTAGCAACTTTAATTGCTTTATTAATTAATGAAGGCTTAATATCCATTTCTTCTGCTACTGCTTTTACAGTATCTTTTAGTCCTGCCTGCAAATCTTCAACTTCTTGCATAACTGTTACGCCTTCTTGTACAATTCTTTCAAGTTTTGCTTTTTCGTCAGCACCGTATACTCGGTCACCCATAGGTTACTCCTTTGTTAATTTAAGTTATATTATAAATGATTATTGTGGAAAGGTCAAGACTTTTCTGAGTCTTTTTTAGAGTTTTTGATTAAATCTCTCATGTATTCTAATCTGCGTCTATATGTAGGATTGCGTAGTAATTCTTGAAATAATTCAGCATATCCTTTGATAGCATCACGTTCAATAGATGATAAATGTTTTCCTTGAGCAGATTTTTCAATAGCCATAGCGGCAATGGCTGCACTTTGTTCAGGATCTAAATCTACTGCACCTTGAGCAACTAAACCGTCTAATTCTTTAAGTAATTTATGAAAATCCATTATTTTCTTAATCCTAATTCTTTTTCTTGCTCAATACCTTTTTGCTCAATTTCAGCTACTTTATTAGGTAATACACGATTTATAAGTGACGGATTAGCTCTTAATATTGCTCTTGCTCTTGCCCAACGATCTTGACTCATTAGTTGAAATATTACAACTTTAGCTTCTTGATCTGTTTTACCTTGTACTGCTGTAGCTGGGCCGCTATAGGATTTCCATTTATTAAAAGATTTAGCTGTTTCCGCTTGAGAAATTGTGCTCATATCCATTGTGCGATCTGTACCGCTGTAATCGCCTTGTGCAGGATGATCCCATGCTGTTTGCCGATCAGTAGTACCTTTTGTAGTCTTGGTTACAAGACTGGCAAGCGCACCGGCGTCGAAGTTTGGCGATTCTTCTTGAAGCGTTATTTCAAATACTTTCATTATAAATCGACCTTATTAAGATCAACTCTTGAGTTTATTCTACTTTTATTGTTATGTCGTTTTTTAAGTAAAAGAAGTTTATCAAGTGAATCTTTAGACTTTACTGCCAGGTCTAATCCTATATCAGCCGCCTCTTTAACTGTGTTGTTATTTTCTTTTATATTACTAAAAACTTCAAATGCTTTCACTTTAAATATCCTTTAATTATTGAGCAAGCAATCTTATATTTGATTTCATGTTTGCTGGAAATAATGCAAACGCATCAGCATCTGCAATTATTTTCTTTGCAAGTGCTTGAACATCAGCAGTGTCTGCATTAGGATCGTTAGCCATAGCAATTATTTGATCATTGTATGCAAATGCTCTTGCTGTAGCATCAGAGCCTGTAGTTGCGTTAGTATCACCACCAGTTGCTTCTGGATCATCTGCGTTAGCACTATCAGCCGCACTATTATCATCTGAAGGATTCATTGAATTTCTCAAAGCATCCATTAACTGCCCACGTTTAAATGATTTTAATACTTCGGCTGCTTCTGATTTGTTTACTATTTTGCCGCCATTTGGTTCACCAGCAGAGTCTGGAACTCTTTGGTTACCGTTTAGGACACTTATTACTCGATCAAAGTCGTTTTGTAAATCCATTAATTGATTCATATCTGCGCCCTGTAATTGAAGTGCTCCAACAAGTGCTTCTGCCTCTGCTTTGCTCATATCTGATTTGTAAAAAGTATCTACGTCTAAGAAATCACCTGATACGTAAGAAGATGCACCGCCACCAGTTGCTTCTGGATCATCTGCGTTAGCACTATCAGCCGCACTATCATCGTCTTTTGGTTTAGATCTTATTGGAAGATTAGGACCAACCCCTTCGCCGCTACTAATCTCATTTCCGTCGTCGTCGTATACTGTATATCGTTTCATTTGGCCACTACCAGTAACTTCTTTATATGCTGGAGGACCTACTTCATCTTCGGAGTCTTGGCTTCCTGGATCTTCACTACCTTGTTGTGCTTCCCATTCTTCTTTAGTAGGTAAGTTTGTTGGTCCTGCACCTCTACCATTGCGTAGTTCATTACCGTCTTTGTCAAATACTTTATAGCGTTTGCTTTGACCTGAACCTGTTACTTCTTTATATGCCGCTTCACCTCTTGTACCATCGTCTGGTCCTGAAGTTGGTTCTTCGTCGTCTTCTGGTGGACGTTCCACACCAACACCGTCAATAGTACCGTAAGTAATTTCTGGAGGAATTTTATCCCAGTCTGGGTTACCATCAGCGTCTAAATATTCTGCTGGAATTTCGTCACCATTTTCAAAGTCACCAGTATCTGCATTTCCATCTAACGCTTGTTTTGCATCTTTCATTATATCTGCAAATCGTTTTTGTGCTGGTTTCGGCAGTACTTGATTCCATTCAGGGTCATCGTATGCTGGTTTTAATTCATTATATAGTGTTTGTAATTCTTGTTTTTCTGCATCAGACAATGCTTCAGTTAACATACGTTCTACAAGATTAATCATATCACGTATATTGACGTTTGCAGATTCTGCAGAAACATTATTAGAACCTATTGCTCCGCCTGATTGTAAATCTGGATCGTTTGCATTAATAGCACTACCGTCTGTTTGCCCAGATGATGTTGTGCCGCCAGTTCCGCTTTTCTTAACAAGCTCTTCCATGCGTGTCATTGCTCTACGGAAATCTGCAAATGATTTATTATTACCGTATTTGATAGATCTTAGTTTAACAATCATGCCAATAGTTTCTGGACCTGCATCGCCGTCAACTTTTGCACCTGTGTATTCTTGGAATTCTTTAACAGCTGAAATAGTATTGCTACCGTAAGTGCCGTCTGCACCTTTGGTATCAAACCCTAAATCAGTTAAGAATTGTTGCAATTCTTTAATAGCATCTACTTCTTCTGGATCGTTAGCAAGACCGCCTTTGCCTGATTTGGCAAATGCTTCTAAATCACCCGATGGAGTATCGTCATCTTTTGAATCATCTGCTCCTTTATCATTGCTATCGTCGCTTGCTTTTTGTGCTTCCGGATCAACTTCGTCATCTGCTTTGTCATCTGCTTTGTCATCTGCTTTGTCATCTGAATCAGCTGATCTCATTTCTTTAACTCGATCAATAACTGGTTGATATTGATTTAATCTTCTTAGTAAGTTAGTACGATCAAATCTGCTGATTAAATATTCGTTATCTCCCATATTGGGATCTTGGAAGTTAGCAATTTTGTTTAAGTCATCAAATATTTTTAATAACTCTTCCATTTCAGAATTGCTTAATGCTTCAATTAATATAATTGCTTGGTCTGATTCAGTAAGCATGCCTTTTAAACTATTTGGAATGCTTTCGTTCATCTTACGAATTAGCTCATCTAATCTTCTTACGAGCTGACCTGCTTTTGTATCTAAATTACGTTTGCTTCTACTGTCGTTTGTAAAGGTAGAACCGTCTGATAATACTAATTTATACGGATCTTCGTTAGGTGTTGCGTTATCTGCCGCATCAGCATCTAACTCATCGTTACTTTGTGGTGCACCATCAATTTGAGCATCGCCAGTTTTTGCTCCGGTCATGCCTCCCCAAATTTCCCAATCTGGATATTTTTCTTTTGCTTTTTCTAATCTTTTTGGAGGTAGCATGTTAAGCTCTGCAAGTTTCTTAACATCTTTTTCTTTCATTCCTAAACCAAATGCTGTACCTGTTTCTGCAAACCGTGTACTATTTTCGTCTGGCTTAGTAGTTACAATACCGCCGAGTGTTGCACTGTCAGGTTTATACATTCCAACAACACCTAATTTTTGTGCAACCTTGCCTAAAAAGTAGTTACGATGGCCGTGCCAAAACTTTCCAGGTAAACTATTGTATATTTTTTCTACATCTGCATAAGTACTTCCAGAACCGATAGTATCTACTTTAGCATCAATTTCAGCTTTATCATTTCTGCTTACTTCATCTAACTGCTGATTGGCTTCGTCTAAGATATCGATATATTGTCTAAGATTGTTCATTGTCTTTTCTACCTGTTTTTTCTTTTAAGCGTTGAGATAATGAATGTTTATAATCAGCACCTTCTAATGTTGGAGCATTTTTTTGTACAAAGTTTTCTTCGTAATCAAGGTGATGATATACAGATCCTAAATAATCAGCGGCTTTGGTAATTTTTGATTGTACCCAGCCTTCTAAACCTTCTTGCTCGCTTACGCCTTTTAGCATTTCGTGCAATTTAATTGAATATTTGGCAATTTTGTACAAATCAGCCCTTGCCATTTGTACTTCGTGATCTTGTTCGGCTCGCTGTGCTAAATCTGCTAAGCCTTCGTCTGCACGAGTTTTTTGTAGATCGTGTCTGTTCATTTAAAATACTCCAAAAAGTTATAACTTTATTGTAGTATTTATCAGATTGATAAAGTTATGACTTAGTTTTGTTTTTTGATTTTTTAGGTTTTTTAGTGCCTAACATATTGTCTTGATCTAATGCATTTTTTGCAGTACCGTCTGGATTTTTCATTTGACGGCTAACCATACCACCTACTGGTGTAGCAACACTTGCAATTGATCCTGCTGTTGTTTCACATAGTTCTTTTATTTTCATGATTTATTCCTACCTGATTTCATATTAGCACACCAATGATACATTTTTGCCTTTTCACCACTTGCGTTTTTAGCACGTTTGCGTAAACTTGTTACACTTCCATTGCAACTTGCACCTGCACGTTTTACACGCCCTGGTCTGCTTTTGCCTTTTTCCTTACCATCAGCAAAGTTTTCTGTAAACAACCTTGGATTATGTTCTGCCCATCGTCTTAGTAAAACCCCTGCCATTGCATTTGCTTCATTTTCGTCTGGACTTCCATCTGAACCGTCTAATTCTTCTTTTTCTTCACGCTGTTTACAATGTACAAGCTCGTGTGCCAGTGTACGCATTGTATCCATTTGATGTCTACCATTATAACTTACAGTAATACTATCTTCATCTATATTATAAAATCCAAATGTTTTAGGTAGAGCTTTATTGGTTACTGTGATTGGAGGTAATTTTTCTATACCTAATCTTTTAGCACAAAATCTAATAAATTCTTTATAATTATTTTTTGTTTTATCGTCAATTGATTCAGCAAGACCTAAATTAAATAATACGTTTGTTTTAGAACCTTTTACTTTTTTGCTTAGTGTAGGAGGTCTTCCGTTTTTGTCTACAGTGTTACCAAACTTACTTGCCTCAATAGGAATCTGATCAACACCTACGTCTACTGTAGTGTTAACGCCTTTTACAATTCTTCCATCTTCGTTTAGTATTTCGTAGACTTTCATTTACAACTTAGGACCTTTTAGTGTTTGTGATGCTGTTGGTCTTGCGTAAGGTTCAGCATTTTTAATAATGTCTTTTATTTGACCAATAGTTTTTTCTTGATCTCTAATAACTCTACCAAGATTACGAAGTTCGCCTTGTGTTAACATTTGATCAGGTTTGGCTTGTAATTTACCAATAAAGTCTTTACTTTCAATAAATTCTTGATTGTCTTTAGCACGTTTTTGTAATTTGTCTAATTGCTTTAGTTTATCAGGACTTAGTTTAACAGGAGTCTTACCCCAAATCTGTTGCCAGTATCTATGTATAAGAACGTGTCCTCTTTCAAACATGCTGGGCTTTACTATTCCTCGTAAGATATTTACTATAGCAAATAATAGCGGTGGCATCATTTCACTTAATACTTCGTTTGCCTTCATTTCTTACGTCCTCTAAATTGAGTAGGGCCTGTCATATAAGGCTTACTAAACCATAACTTAAACCAGTCAGCATCTCCTGGTTTTAGTCCTAAATCTTTTTCTTTTTTCTTAAGTGCTGTAGCAGTTTCACTTGGATTTTCGTCAATTTTGTACTCCGAGTATCCTTTGAACTCGTTTACACCTGCAAGACGTTTTAGTTCTTCAATACTATCATACATCGCCAAATGCTTTCCTTGATAGTTCTAATCCTTCTTCTTGTGAAATAACTTTACCGTTGTTTTTAAATATAACTTCACCACCTGTAGAGTTTGCTATATTCACAAGATCCTTCATACTTCTGGCACCGCGGCCTGCCTCTTGTGCTATTGCCTTGGCGTTTTGTAGTTGTTTTGGTGATGCCTTAGTAGCGTCAAACTTTGCCTCAAAAGAGAACTGACCAAGGTTATAGTAAAGGCTTATAGTATTACCTGTTTGTTTGGCACTAACACCGCCCATTGAGTAACTTGTAGAATCGCTATCGTCTGATATTTTATTGCCTTGCTGATCGTAGGTTGCTTTTATATCAAATCCTTTGTTTGAATAGTTAACAACAAATGTTTTCTTTTTAATATTATGTACTTGTTTTAATCCACCAATACTTGGTGTAATATACATACTTGGTTGACCGTTTTTATCCCAGATAAAAGTTCCTGCACCACTATCTAAACGTGTGCCACCTGTCTTGGTTGTCTTAATTGTTTCACCATTCTCGGTACTGTATGGTTGTGGTTTTGCTTCTGGCTTCTTTGGAAATGGTTCAAGCATTGGTTTGATTTTTTCAGGAGCAGCCTTTCCTAATGGAGATAATGCGTTTTCAATAATTTCGTATACCTTCATTAGACACCTGCCAATACTTTAAGTCTATTTATAACAGCACTTTCGTTTCTGCTTCTACGAGTTTTTCCTTTGAAGTTTGGATCAAACTGTTCTCCGTCCCAAGTTCCGTCTTTGTTAGCACCTTTTCCGTAATACTTGATATTTCCTTCACTGTCCATTTCGCCAGCCGGATGCAATAGTTCTTTTGATTGTTCAATCTTACCATCCATTCCTCTATATGAATCATATTCTTTTTCAAGAGCTTGGTATTCTGGAGTATCCATTGCGCCAAATCTATCACCATCTGGATTATCTTTTTTCCATTGCTTTGCAAAGTCACGCATCTTCTTACGCACTTCTTTTTTCTCCTGACGTAATTTTTCTGTGTCTGGACCGTCTTTCATTCTCTTTGAAAAACGTGTTGTACTGCCACCACCTGATTGACTTACAGTTTTACTTGATCCGCCAGTTGTAGTTACTGAACTTGAACTTGAACTTGATCTCGTTGATGTAGAATTGCTATTACTTGTTTTTTTAGTTCCTGTTGTAGTCTTACTACCTTCGCCGTCAGTTTTGAATATATCATCAAATTTATCATCGTCTCCGTCTAATAATTTATCAAAGTCATCTTTGCCACCGTCGTCGATAAACTTTTTAACTTCAGGGTCTTTAATCATTTCTTCAGCCTTTGCTTGCAAGCGTTCGCCTTTTGCTTTATACTTGTCGTCAATTGCTTTTAATTCTTCTGGATAATCAGGATCTTCTGGCTCTGTTGGAACACCTTGATAGTATTCACTGTCTGGATTATCCAACTGCTCTCGTGTCCACTTATCTTTTTCGTCACGAGCTTGTTTTGCTAATCCTTCAATCTGCTGTTTTATCTTTTTATAATCGTTTGCTCTACCTGACAGATCCTTACCAAAAGTTTTTTCGTATTCGTCTCTGCTTACTTTTTTACCGTCTAATGTATATGAGCTACCTGATTGAAAATCGTCATCACCACCTTGTTGATCAGTTTGTGGCTCTTCACCTCTTGTGCCGTCATCAGGTCCTGAAGTTGGTTCTTGTGTTGACGCACTTTGTCCACCGTTGTATTGCACACCAGCGGCTTGTAATTTATCTGTTATTCTATTAAGGAATGTTTGGAAGTATGGTTCACTTTGTACAGCATTAATAAGAGATTGTAATTCTTGTTTTTCTGCATTACTTAATGCTTCTTCAAGATGCTGTGCTATAGAACTTTTATATGAGATACTTTCAGATGCTCCTTGTTTTTTAAGTAAATCGTTAATTCGTTTTGAAATGTCATTTCCAGACATCTGTTTTCCGTTAACATCATACATTTTTTCACGAGGTGGAATAGGCTTTTCGTCTTGTGGCTCTTCACCACCTTGTTGATCAGTTTGTGGCTCTTCACCACCTTGTTGATCAGTTTGTGGCTCTTCACCACCTTGTTGATCAGTTTGTGGCTCTTCACCTCTTGTGCCGTCATCAGGTCCTGAAGTTGGTTCTTCACCACTTGTTCCTTTTTGTTTATTTGCTTGGCTTACAAGAAGATCGTAAATAGGCTTTCCACTCTTTGATTTTTTATTTTGCATTTTTTCTTTAAGTTGTGGATCTGCTTCAACTTGTTCAAGAGCGCCTGCATAATCTTTTTCTTTAACTAATTTTTGGAAGTTAGCAATATTTTCTTTGTGCTGTTCTGGTGTAATTGCACCATTGTCCTGAGCATCGGCATCTAATTCGCTGTCAGTTTGAGGTGCATCTTGTGCTGGCGCAGCCGCTGTTGCACCACCACTTAATTTAAGTCCTTTTCCTCTGCGATCAGTATCAATAAATGCTTGTAAATTTTTCTCAGGTCCATATGCTCTTGTTACTGTACCGTCATCGTTTGGAATATCTAAGTAAGGCTCTGGATACTTTGCTTTCATTTGCTTAACATTAAAGTTTGCAAGACCAGGACCTTGGTCGTTCATTTGCATATATCTTTCTGCACTTACTGTAGGTTCAGCCGCAGGTTGCTCTGCATCAGCCGCTGGTTGTTCTGCATCAGCCGCTGGTTGTTCTGCATCAGCCGCTGGTTGTTCTGCATCAGCCGCTGGTTGTTCTGCATTAGTCGGATTGTCTACTTCTTGCCCGCCTCTATTACCGTCATCTGGAACATTACTATTAGTATTTGTATCTGCAGGTTCTGTATTTTGTTGAGACTGTTGTTGGTCAGTTTGCGGTGCTCCAGCATTTGCTGTTGCTTGGTCAGCTGTTTGTGGCGGAGTAGATGCATCACTTGCACCTGCATTTGCTGTTGCATCGGCAGCACCGTCAGTACCGGCTTGTGCATCGCCAGATTGTTGTGCTGGTGCGTTTGCTCCACCGCCTGACATTGCTGTTTTCATAGCGCCTGTTGTTTCAGGCCCTACTTTACCGTCAACTGCAATACCGGCTTTTGTTTGGAAATTTTTAACTGCACCTTGTAGTGTTTCAACAGCGGCTTTTTGATTTGGATCAGCAATCATTTCTTTTGCTTTGGCTCTTGTATTAGGTCCTACAACTCCATCAACTTTTAAGCCAGCGGCTTGTTGAAATGTTTTAATTGCTGTAGTTAATGCTTCTGCATCAGCGGCTGTTGCTTGTTCTGCTAATATGTTTTCGTTTTTCTTTGGCTTACCGTGTTTGTTGTGTTGTGCCCAAGCAATAGCATAAGGTGCTCCAGGATCGTCAAACTTGCCCTTTAATTTTTTGACTTGTTTTTCTCTACCTGGGGGTGCCTTCTCCATTTGCTTTTTCTTTTTAGATTTGCAAGATTCAAATGCTTGTACAACGTCTTCATTTGAAATAACGTAACGATAATTACTGCCTTTTCGAAGATTTATTTCCTTGCCAACAATTAATTTAAGCCATTCTGCTAATTGGTCAATATCATCTGTTTGTGCAATCTTATCTGCAATCATACTAATAATATGTGATCGTAAACGACTCTGATCAAGTACAAGATCACCTTCTTTAACTTTGCGCATTTTCTTTTTCATTTTCTCCTCATCAGGAGAATCACCAAAGTATTTGTGTACTAAATTGTCAAGTTCGTTGTGAAATTTCTTTTCATTTTCGGGGCTAACGTCTTCTTTGACAGTATCTTTGATACCCATACCTTGTCTAACTGCGGCAAACATTTCGTCAGCTACTTCATCACGCGGCACACCTTGTTTAAACGATTCTAAATCATTGTCAGCCGCTGCCTGACGCATTTTACTTGCACTCATTCCTTCTGCACCATCTGCATCTGGATCACGTTCACCTGCACTTACAACTTGAATGTTGTCAAATGCATATGCTACTTTTCCTTCTTTGTCTGGAGAATTATTATATTTGTTAATTAATTCTTCAAATGCTTTTACACGATCGCTACCAGCTACATAAATTAAATGTTTGTATCCTAACTGATATATTTTTTCTAACGCTTGAATAATAGTTTTAACATCGGGGTGACCAATGCTTACTGCTGGAAAAAAGAATTTAGCATATCGTAGTTTATCTTCAAATGCTAATGGATCTGTTTTAGGTTTTTGTGACTGACTTAAAAATACATAATGATCGCCAGGTAGGCTTTTGATCTTGTCAACTAATTTTTGATGACCAATAGTGGGAGGATTCATTCTTCCAAATGCAATTACGGCTGTTCTTGGTTCTTCGTATAGTTGACGTAGTTTCATTAGTAGCCACCTTTATTAATTTCTTCTAATTCTTCAGAACAAATTCTTTCAATCATAGATAATCTGTCTTCTGGTGTGAATATATCAGCCGGACCTTTTGCTAAGTTATATTTTTTACAATAGGTATTCATACCACTATCAATTACTGATCCAATTCTGTCTCGATCAAAATCTTTACCATTCCTAATATTATCTGCCATACTTGCCATTGCTGGAAAATATGTCTTACGATAAAATTGAGGATCATTACGCATAAAAACAATAAGGTCGTCAGCTACATCAAATGGTAGATTATTTTTTTCTTGAGATTGTGTAAATTCATCTATTTTCATATTCTATGACCTTGTTCTTTTTGTACTTGTTGTATTGCTCTTTTAATATCTACAGGTTTGGCTTTTGGAAAAGATTTTAACATTCGTTTATATAATTGTTTTGCTGGATGAATCTCAATAAACTTTCTTGCATAATTTAAATATGCTTTAAAATCTTCGTCACCTGACCAGTCAAAAGCTCGTTTAAATATATCTAAATAACTTTCTTCATTGAGCAATTCATTAATACGCATATTACCACTTCCTACATGACCAGTAACGTGCTTTGTGTCTTGGTCCTGGATTATCACAGTTATGTCTTGCACGAAAACTTCTTCTGCGCTCTGGATTAGACTTTTTAATCTTCATATCAGGATCACCAAAGTTAACCTTAACTACGTTACCTTTAGGATTCTTAACATATACTTTAAACTTCTTCACATCACCTTGCATAGGCTTACCAAGTTTAACTTTGCGTCCTTGGTATTCTGCTTCGTCTAAATCGTCATCTTCATTAAACCACATAACACCAAATTCTTCGTAAAAATCATTACCGTCTAAAGTTATTTCATCTGTAACTTCTTCAGCCATGTCGCTACTAATTTCAATATCAAAATCATCGTAACCTTCATTAAACATATGATCGGCTAATTTCTGTGCCATTTCTTCAGCTTGTTCTTCGTTTAGAGAAACAGAAAGTGGAATATGGATCACTGTAGCACCTTGATCAGATTCAAATACTTGATGATCTGGAAATATAGATTCATTAAGTCCTTCACTTAAGACTTCTTGTTTTTCCATTACTATTCTTACAAAATGTTCCATGTTAATACCTTAATGATTTAATTTAATGCTGTCTACAGTGCCGTCTGTCCAGTTAGTAATATTTGCTCTTATCCATACATAGTTACCTGTAAAATTTGCAAACTTACTGCCAGTTTCAACTGATGAAGTTGAGTAACTATGTACTTCAAACCAGTCGTCATCTGTTGGATCAATTGCAAGAGTTGCATAGATAGTGATAGTGCCAATCAAACCTGTATAGGTATATTGGACAGTATGAAAACCGTCACTACGTCCGTAATAACCGTCGCCTTTGTATTTGTCCCCGGTTACAGACTCTGTGGTACTGTCACCTGGATGTGTTTGCTGTGATAATATTGTTTCTGAACTCGACATGCAAGTATTTATGCATTTTTGTCTTCAATGACTATTTTGTCGACTCGCTGAATTCCTCGGCCTAAAACCAATGAAACTAAACTTAACATTTTTTCATTACGAACATAAAAGTACATTCCGCTTAGATAATTTTTGTTATTTTTAATAAGAGAACGCAATTTATTGCCTATTTTTAATTTATTTTGATTTTCTATTGCCCAGGTGAAAAATTCGGAAGGTACAGAATTACCTAATGTAATCCTGTATTCCCATCCTCGCATTTTCTCACCCATAACAAGAATATTAGGTTCTAAAGTAGATTCCGGCTCCCACCACTCAGATGCTTCAAGAATTCTACCTAAATTCTTTAGCCAATCTTTATCTGTTGAATAAATGGCCACACCTATATTTTCTACACGTAATTTATAATTATTATTTTTTGATAATTCTTGATAGGCTTTTTGTGCCTTATATAAATCATTAGGGTGTAAATGAATAGTTTTACGCCATTTTGTAAAAGTAATTACTTTTTCTTCTCTGTATTTTTGATGATAAAGATCTAATACTTCTCTAATAAATGTTAAATCGTTGCCACGAAAATAATTGGAAAAATGTGTTTGCCAATGTATTTTATACGGATATTTTCCGTAAAAAAGTTTGGTGGTATTAAATCTCTTCAAATACTTTCCCCTTACAAACAATTTTTATTGTGTTATCATCGATATCAATATGTGCTTCACCGCCATTTTTTAAATCACCAAATAATAGTTCTCTGGAAAGTGAACGTTTAATTTCATTATCAATTACACGTTGTAAGGGTCTTGCACCCATTTTAGGATCGAAACCTTGATCTACAAGATAATCAATAGCTTCGTCGGAAATGGTAATAGCAACATTTTTGCTAACAACCATCTGTTTAAGTTCAAGTAAAAACTTACCAACAATCTTAATCATAACTTCTTTGCTTAATTTAGCAAATGTAACTGTTGCATCAAGTCTATTTCTAAATTCAGGAGCAAAGAACTTTTTAAGCTCTGTATCTTCATAATCTTTTTCAAAGTCGTCATTAAAGCCAATAGTGTTTTTCTCTGCATCCTTGGCGCCAAGGTTAGTTGTAAGAATTAGGATACTATTGCGAGCATCTGCTTCTTTACCGTTACTACCTGTAACTTTACCGTTGTCCATAACTTGTAGTAAGATTTGAGAAACATCTGGATGAGCTTTTTCAATCTCGTCAAGTAGTAATACACAGCCAGGATTTTCTTGTAATTTAGTAATTAACAGTCCGCCATTTTCTTCGTGACCAACATAGCCTGGAGGAGAACCAATTAATTTAGCAACTGAATGCTTTTCTTGATATTCTGACATATCAAAGCGTACAAGGTTTACTCCTAATTCGTTTGCAAGTTGTTTTGCTGTTTCTGTTTTACCAGTACCTGTTGGACCCATAAATACAAATGATCCAATTGGTTTTTCTGGACTTTTAAGACCTGCTTGAGCAACAAGAATTTTATCCACTACTGTTTCAATTGCTTTATCTTGACCAAATACAATCTTTTTAAGATTATGTTCTAAAGTTGCAAGACTTTCGCTTTCTGTTTGTGCAATAAGTTCTTCTTTAATTTTTACACTCTTAGAAAGTTCAAACTCAATGTTTTTATTTGAAACAATTCGATTCTCTTCAGGTGCATCATTTACTTTAAATCTTGAACAAGCCTGATCAATTAAGTCAATTGCTTTATCTGGTAATTTCTTGTCTGCTTGATATTTAATTGAAAGATCTACTGCCGCAACAATAGCTTCTGATGTAATTTCAGTTTTATGATAATCTTCATAGTATTTCTTCAAACCTTCAAGAATTTCTATAGTATCCTGACGTGAAGGTTCGTCAACTGTAATACGCTGGAATCTGCGCATAAGAGCACGATCTTGTTCAAAGTTTTTGCGGTATTCATCCCAAGTAGTACTTGCAACAACTTTTAAATTGCCCTTTGCTAATGCAGGCTTTAGCATATTAGCAAGATCGTTTGGACTGTCTTTACTACCAGCACCTGCACCATTAATCATATGTGCTTCGTCAATAAACATAATAGTCTTGCCTTTTTTCATCAAACCATTAATGACAAGTTTTAAACGCTCTTCAAAATCGCCACGGTATTTTGAACCTGCAAGCATAGCACCAATGTCAAGATTATATACTTCGTATTCATGCAAGAATGATGGAACATCTTTGTTTACAATTTTAAATGCAAGTCCTTCTGCAATAGCAGTTTTACCAACACCTGGATCACCTACAAGAATAGCATTATTTTTACTACGGCGTCCCAGTGCCAATGCAATAAGTTCTAATTCTTCTGAACGACCAATAACTGGATCAATTTTCTTTTTATTAACTTCTCTATTAAGATTGGTTGTAAATGCGTTTAATGCTTTTTGTTGTGCTCCAGAAATTTCAGTATCTTCAAGAGCTGAGTCAAATTCATTACTAATATATTCAGCAAACGAGTCTTTGTTAATTCCACCTTCTTCTGCATAAAATGTTGCATAACTTTTCTTTTCGTGTAACATACTTAGAAGAACATCACTTAACTCAATTTCTGGTCTGCCTGCAAACAGTACTTGTGTAAATGCTCGATTAAGAACACGTTCAACAGTTTGTGTTTTTTTAGGCTTAAATTTTTCAGCAGTGGTTACTAAATCTTGACACTTGTCTTTTAGATAGTGTTCTAAGTTAGATTTGAGGTAATTAATATCTGCTCCGTACCCCTCTAATAGTTTTTCAAAGTTATCCGAACATAGCATTGAAAAGAATAGATGTTCAAGTGTTACATATTCATGTTTTAACTTCCGTGCATCTTTAATAGCTTTTTCAAATACTAATTGCAGTTCTTTGCTTGGTTCTACCATTTTTATTTTTACCTCTTTACTATAATTTTACATAGTATACTACTATTTACGTTAAAAGTCAATGACTTAAACACTCAATTTAATTGACTTTTAAAAAATTCAATCTGGTTTAAAATATTGCTATCGTTTACCTTTGGAACAGTACCTTTAATTGTTACATATATTGTACCTCGATGATTACTTCTACTGTCAGGCAATCCGTATCCGCCTATACTAAAAGTAGTGTTAGGTTGTGTTCCTTTAGGTATTTTTAAATTTATTTGTTTTCCTTCAGGAGTAGTTATAATTTTTTCAGCCCCGGTTATAAGATCAAAAACACTAACATGTGTAGTATGTAAAAGATTTAGCCCGTCAAGGTCCCAGCCTTCTATTCGATTTATTCTAACTTTTAATAGTAAATTTCCTCTTGGAATATTTGGTATACTGTCATCACCATAATTACTAATTCGTATAACATCTCCAAGTTTAACACCGGGTGGAATATTTACTTCAACAAATTCATTTCTGCCACTTGGTAATTGATATTGTAGTGTTACAGTTTTACCAGTAAAGCAATCTTTTAATTCTAATGTATATTGTAATTGTACATCTCTATTTTGATGTCTTCTTTGTTGTGCAAATCCTCGACCAAATGCATGAGCAAAAATATCTTCAAATCCTCCCATGCCTCCAAAGTCTTGAGAATTAAAACTATATTGAGGTTGTGGATTATCGTAAGCCGCACGTTTTTGCGGATCACTTAAATTTTGGTACGCTTCGTTAACTTTTTTAAATTGTTCTTCATCACCACCTCTATCGGGATGATGCTTCATACTTTGCGTCTTGTATGCTTTTTTAATTTCTTTATCCGAAGCGTCTCGACTGACACCTAAAATAGAATAATAGTCCATACAATTACTTATCGCATGGACTATTGTATAAAGTTAGTACTGATTACTTCTTCTTAGAGGTTAACGCTTGACCACCAAAGAATGCCGCTACGATTGCCGCAACTGACACAAAGTATGTGGCTGCCATATCACCTAAGATTTTAGCCGCACTATCTAAACTTAATAGCACTGCTAATACAACAGCAAAAGGATATAGTAGCATACCAAACAATGCAAACCATGCCATGTTGCGTTGTGCATCACGCATTGCATCTGCATCTTCAAGTTCTTTTCTTTTGAACTCAAGATACATCTTTTCTTCTGCTTCGCTTACTTTGCCGTCGCCGTTAGTGTCTGCTGGATGATGCCCTGCTGATTTAATTTCTTCACTCATTTAGATTTCCCCTCTAATTTTTTAATACGAGATTCTAACTCGTCAATCTTTGAAGTTATTTTAGGATACTTTACACGCCATGCATTTGGATCATTTTGAAACCAAGTCCAGCCCCAACGTATTGCAAGGTATTCTAAAAAAGAATCAAACTTAGTTACAGCCCAAGTCGCCATTCTTGTATCTTTGAACCAAAATAAGAATGCCGCACCGAATAACGAACCAAAGATACCTGTGTAAATCCACAGTCTATCGCTTGCCATGTTTTGTATCATTTCCCACATAATAACTCCCTCGTGTTACTATGTGTATTTATTAGAAATCACACTGAACTACGCCCTTAGGCGTTACTATATCTTCTATAGATTTTGCTTGGGGGTTTGGCTCAATGCCAGGTTTTACGATACAAGTAGATTTATGTCCGCAACTACTCAGAGTCAGCAGTATCAGTATCAGGCTTAACTGCTTCTTCATAGTATACAATGATTTCTTTTTGCTGTTCAATATAACGTCTTAGTTCAGCAAAGTTTAAAGATAGGTTTTCGTAATCTTTTACACCAATAGCAATGTATGCTGTCTTGCCGTTCTTAGCATAAAATTCTTCGAGGAATTCTTCGTAGTTTTCTTCTGTAACCACATAGATTTTGACATCGTTCAACTGCACCTTTTTAGGGTGTGGAACAATCGGTACTACCGTACGTTGTACATCAGTTACTGTTACTATCTGTGGTTCCGGAGTCAGTAGACTGCACCCCGCTGTTAGCGTTAGGGTCAGTAATAGACTCAAGATCATCCCAAAGTTTGTTAGTCGCACTTTGCATCCTCTGTTCTATTAAACCTGGCTTTTTAGTAGCCAAGTGTGTTAAATTATGACGTTGTAGAGTAGCACGAAGTTCATCTCCGTACTGCTCTGCCTTTTGTAAGTCACTCTGTAGTTGTCCGTTTAGTTCACCAATACGAACATTTTCTTCCTGCAATGTTTTTACACTGGCTTCTGCTGTTTGTACAGCAACTTCCATTTTAGCAACATTAGCACGAGCTGTTTCTAAATCACTTTGTAATTTTTTAACGTATAAGAATCCGCCGCCGGCTAATCCGATAAGTGTTAAAATAATTGCAATTCTTATTGATGTAAACATAACATTACTATTTAGTCAAGTAATTTAGCAAATGTTGCAGGTCCGGCTATGCCATCTGCTGTTAAGCCGTTTGCCGCTTGCCACTCTTTTAATGCACGTTCTGTACCTGGGCCAAAGTCGCCATCTGCACTAACACCTAATGCTTCCTGCATGATTTTTACACCGTCGCCCTTACAGCCTTTGCGTAATACACCAATGTCATCTAAAATTTCTTGGATGTCATCATCGTCTTGTGCAAGGTCTTCTGCATCCATGCCTAATACTTTCATTGCATGTACATAACGTTTTTGACGATCTTCAAGACCAATGCTTCCGCCGTTGATCTTTTTAGTCATACGCTTAACATCATCTGTGTCAGCAATGTCGTTTAGGTTGTTAGCGTCCCAGAACCAGCAAGCTGATTCAATAGCACCTGCTGGAGTTGCTACATAGTCTGCCGCTTCTTCTGCTGTCATATCTACAGTTGCGCCAAAACGTGTATAGTTGTCACGACCAGTCAACTGCTTTAGTCCACGTCCGCGGAATCTCCAACCGTCACCTTCTTCAGTGTTGCCCATTTTGTATTTACGGAACTCATCGTTGTAAACACGGTTAGCAATCATTTCTGGATTGCGAGCATATTCGTCTGCGTCTGCCTTTGGTGGTTCGCCAAAGTAACGTCCAAACACTGCACGAAGTGCTTTTGCTGAATAGTTTAAATTTTCTTCAAGACGTTTAAAGCCTGCTGATTCGTGAGCGCACTGGCTAAGGAAGTGTGCTACTCTACGTTCTGTTGTAATGCCATATTTTGGAAGTAGTTCGCATAATGCGTCATACCAATCGTCTGCGTCAGCAGAGATAATTTCTCCAAGGTGTTCCTTGGTAAAATCAAATTCAAAACTCATATTTTAGATCCTTTTTACTACGAGAGCCTTGCCGTTGTTCTCAAAGACAAGTTTATCTCCATACTTACTTATGTTGTAATCACCAATGTATTTGGTTAAAAAGAGTATTTCTGGATAAGATTCCATTAAATCAAATTTACCTTCAATTTTGTTTACTGTTTGTAAAGTATCTCCAAAATCAATAAATTCAAACTTTAATGGGTCTGCATATTTTTTTGTTATCTTTAATGTGTTTTCATTAAGCTCAACTGAATCTAAAAAGCTGTTGGTAAAGAAATTTTTATAATTATTTAAAGAGCTTTCTTGAATCTTCAATCCATAATTATCTGGATCTTCAGGAACTGAATTTTTTAAGTTTTCAAGAGTTGCGTGTTCAGATCTCCAATTTTTATAATAACGAAATTTAAACTCGTCTTTGTCTGATAGTTTAGACACGCCGTCTATAATTTCAAAAATATTATCGTTGACGTCTCTGTTACGCTCAAGCTCAACGAATACTTTGTATGTACCGTCGCTTTGTTCGCCTGCTGTTACATCACTATCTAAAATAAAAGAGTAACCTTTTTCTAAAAAGTTAGATAAATCTGTAGCGGCTTCTTTACCTGTTAAACTAAAACTTAATGTAACAATGTTTTGGTCATCGCCCATTTTACTTTTATAAGAATCAATTTCAAAAACTCTATCTATTGTATCTCTTAAATCGCCTGCTAAAAGTCCCATTAGATAACTGCCTCCTCACCGCCGGCCTCTGGTGCTGCCGCGTCTGGTGCTGCCGCGTCTGGTGCTGCCGCCGCTGCCTCGTCTGCTGCCTGAGCAGGATTTTCTGCAGCCATTTCACCGTCTACATCATATTTTTCTTCATAGCCTGTCCAAATATCTGCAATTAATTTTTTAGGCATTCTAATTTCAACTATCCAAATAGGTTCTAAATCAAGTTTTCCTTTTTTGGTGCCTGGACGAATATCGTCTGGAGTACGAATTTTTCTTGGCTTAACCATTGATGTTTTTAAATACCCAACTTTGCAATCATAATCTAATAGACGCTTACCACCCATTGGATCAGGCATTTTTTCTAAAGGCCAAAAGAAGCGACAAGTTACCCAATGTCTGCTAATTTGTGGTCCTGATGCTAATTCACCATCGAGCCAATTTTCATAAACATAAAGATCTAACTCGTCAAGAACTCTTTCAAAATCTTTAAGAACTTGAAATGAAGTATTTGAGTCATATACTCTTTCTACGTTTTTGATAATATCTTCTACGTCTTGCATTATTACTGTCCTATCCAAACCGTTACATACTTATTTATCGTATCTCAGATATTAACAAATACTTTTTCTCTGATATCCAAATGGTAAATAAAATTGTAGGCAATCAAAAGTTTACAATATCATAACACTCTTTAGGAGGAAACTGAATGGGTGCAAAGCGCAAATCTCGAGAGAGAAACAATCAGAATAATAACTACGCAAATGTAGTTAACTTTAATACTTTCCAAAAAAAACACACAGTAGACATAATTCCAAGAAATAAACATCAAGAATCGTATGTAGTAAAATTATTAGATTCTACGAAAGATGTTGTATTTGGTATTGGTCCTGCAGGAACAGGTAAAACGTTACTTGCTGTACAAACTGCTGTAAAAATGTTTAAAGAAGGCAAAGTAGACAAAATTATCGTAACTCGACCAGCAGTATCGGTTGACGAAGATTTAGGATTTTTACCAGGGACATTAGAACAAAAAATGGCACCGTGGACACGACCTATTTTTGATGTGTTACGTGAATATTTTGATGCAAGACAAATAGAAGGAATGATAGAAGAAGGGATTATTGAAATCGCTCCATTAGCATATATGCGAGGCAGAACTTTTAAAAACGCATTTATCTTAGCAGATGAAATGCAAAACGCAACACAAAACCAAATGAAAATGCTACTAACACGATTAGGTGAAGGCTCAAGGATGGCAGTAACAGGCGACTTAGCCCAAGCAGATAGATTGAAGGACAACGGACTTATTGACTTTGTAAAACTACTTCAATCTAAACAGGCTACTCATTTGGACATAGTCCAGTTTGAACAAGGAGACATCGAAAGACACGAAGCTGTTAAAGAAATCTTACAAATTTACGGAGACGAATAATTAGACTTTAACAACTTCTATATCAGAACGATTTAGAAACTCAATACCCTGTGTACTACGATAATCATTTTTGTAGTACACAGTGGTTATGCCACTTTGATAGATTAGTTTAGCACAATCTATACAAGGTGAGTGTGTAATAAAGATACTTGCACCTTCACCGCTTTCCGACGATCGTGCAAGTTTTGCAATCGCATTTGATTCTGCGTGTAATACTTCCGGTTTTGATTTTAAAGTTGTTGTTGTAAGTTTAGAACCTTTATCAGTTATAGTAACTTCTTGAACTGCTTCTTCACAACAATTATCCCAACCAGTAGGCATACCATTGTAACCAATTGAAATAATACGATCATCCTTAACAACAATCGCACCTACCTTTAAACGGTTGGCAGAACTAAGTTGACTAAACCGTTCTGCTACATCCATATAAGCATCTACAAACTTCTGTTTCATACTGCCATCGGCGCCTTTATACTATCCATTGGATTATAGTTTAATAGTTTATAATCACTTGTAGTAGTTTCTAATAGCTCTGCAAGATTTTCAAATGCAGGCATTTCTAATATAGGACCTTTAACTGGTGTGCGTTCAAGTTGCTGTTTAACTTGTTCAAAATGATTTTGATAGATGTGACAATCACCTCCAGTCCATACAAATTCACCTACTTGTAAATTACAAATTTGTGCAAGCATATGTGTAAGCAAACTGTACGAAGCAATGTTAAAAGGTACACCTAAGAACATGTCTGCTGAACGCTGATACAGTTGACAACTTAGTTTGCCGTTAATAACTTTAAACTGTGCCATTGTATGACAAGGTGGCAGTGCCATTAAATGTAGTTGATTAGGATTCCATGCACTTAGAATAATACGGCGACTATCTGGCTCGCTTTTAATTTGTTCTATAATATTAGAAATTTGATCTTGCTTACCAAATGTATCATCTCCCATTGCATCAAAATGACGCCATTGGTGTCCGTATACAGGACCTAAATTTTTCTTAAAGTCGGTATTAACATAACCTAATTCTACACCTTGTTTGTCTGCATTAGCAGTCCAAATAGTTTTCTTTTCCCAAATCTCAGTCTTATCTGCTTCAAATGTAATTTCTGCAAGTCTACGTTCATCTGTTGAACCTTCTAAGAACCATAATAATTCTCCTACAACAGCTCGCCATGCAAGTTTCTTAGTAGTAACAGCAGGAAAGTCTTCTTGTAGATTAAAACGCATTTGATAACCAAATACGGTACGTGTACCTACACCTGTTCTATCTTTTACATCTTCGCCATTGTCTAAAATATATTGTAGTGCATCAAGATACTGCTTCATGGTTTCTCCAAACTTCAAAGTTTACTTCTTCGTGTTCCATGAGCCATACTCGTTTAAAAGTTGATTCAATTTCATCTAAAGGTAAAAATGTATCGCAATTATATTTCCCTGGAATACGACTTAGATAAAATTGATCAATACTTTCTAAAGTTTGTTTAATAATATCAGGACCGCCAATTATCCAAATTTTTAATCCTGGGTAAGTATTTTTTAATGCTTTAAGGTGTGTATTTAAATCACCTTGAATAATTGAGTCTGCTCCACAGTTTGAATATTTTGATACTTTTGATGTAACAAGAATATTAATGCGCTTAGGCAACGGCTTTGGCATATCTGAAGCATTCCAAGTAGTAGACCCCATTACAACAACATGTCCTGCTGTGTTTTCTTTAAACCATTGTAAGTCTGTACTGTTATGCGGCCAAGGCATTGTGCCGTCTTTGCTTACTCCGCCTTCTTCGTCACATGCTAAAATTGCATTAATCGTCATATCCGCTATCGTCCTTTAATACGTCCTTACCTGAACCAATTGGAGTAAAGAATTTTTCATATTTGTCTACTAAGCCGTCGTACTCTTCCCAATCATCAGGAGGATCTTTTTTGTCAGTAATATTTGGCCATTCATAACTATAGGTTGTATTAATTTCAAGCCATTTAATACGTTCTGGCTCTGGTAATGCGTCTTCTAAAAAGATAGCATCTGCTGGGCATTCTGGTTCACACACTCCACAATCAATACATTCGTCTGGATTAATTACAAGCATGTCGTCACCTTCGTAGAAACAATCTACAGGACATACAGATACGCAGTCTGTATGCTTACATTTGATACAATTATCAGTTACTAAGTATGTCACTATAACCTCGCTAATCTAATAAGCGTTGCCGCTAAGTTAATCTCTGGATCTACGACCAAAGTATGATCGACCATCCCTTGTTTAATTGTAAGCACTGCCTTATCTTGTTGTTCTTCATCTCCAAACATATCTATGTTATCATAAAGCCAACGATAAATTTCTTCCATCTCTTCTGGACGGACAGTGCCGCATAGAAGTTTACGAGCATCTTGAATTTTTCCAGCCTTGAAAAGTTCAACCATGTCTAACTTCCAATCCTGTTCCCCACTATCCCCTTCGTGAGGTGCAAGCAACTGTCCGTCCTGCGAATTCATTTGTACCATATTAATACACTTACGCAAGTCTGGATATGTTGCTTTTACATAAGTGTCAAGTGTATCAAGGTCCGGGTTAACTCCTTCTGTAATAAGAATCTCTGCAACACGAGCAGTAAACTCTGTTTGATCAATTTTTGCAATATGAAAACCTTGACACCTACTGTGAATAGCAGGAATAATTCTGTTTGGGTAGTTACAAGTAAGAATAAAACGTGCAGTAGTATGATATTCTTCCATCACACCACGTAGTGCCGCTTGTGCGTTTGGACTTAGATAGTCTGCCTCATCAAGTAGTACAACTTTAAATTCACCAAATGGAATCATTTGCACAAAGTTTACAATTTTATCACGAACGTCATCAACTGAGTTTGTTCTACTTGCGTTTATTTCTAAAATGTCTAAGTCGTTGACTTCGAGTTCGTTGAATAATAGCTTTGCTAAAGTTGTTTTGCCGATTCCTGCGTTGCCACTGAATAGCAAGTGCGGAATTGTCTTGTCCTTGATCCATGTTTTCACTTGTGCTTTCTGTGCTTCGTCCCTGAAAACGTAACCATCTACCGTCTTTGGTCTGTATTTTTCTACCCATAATTCTTTCATTCGCTTTTCCCGTATTTAGATTCCATTCGAAGGACTTCGTTTAGTCGATCTGCTATTTTACGAATGTCTAAAGACAAAGCGCCGTTGCCTAAATCTTTTTCAACCAAACGTGCAATCTCGTGCATTTTCATTACTGCATCATCTAAGGTCATCATGCATTTACTCCAAAGTGTTTATATGATTGTTGTACACATTTAGCCTGATAATAACAATCAGCCAATGCGTTGTGAAGACTTTCTTGTATTGCCTTACGAGGATCACTTGGCATCATAGCAAACAATGTTCTACTATCTCGTATCTGCCAATAGTTCCATGGTACAGGTTTTTCTGCTTCTTTATACAAATGTTGTAGTATTACAAAGTCAAAGGTAGGACCTTGACACCAAATGTAATCTAAGCCTACACACCACTTGTTTAATTGACGTAGCATTTCTTGTACACTTACTCTTTCGTGTTCATCACCAAATGCTTCGTCTTGTATTTCTTGAGGTTGTTTTGCCCACCAAGCAAGAGTGTTATCATCGATACTACGATTGTAGTCTGTAGTTTGTTCTTCTACATCTCCACGCAAGTATAATGGACTATGCGGTTCAGCATCTGAAAATGGATCAAATTTGATTGCACCAAGTGTCATAATAACACTATCAGGCTCAACGCCAAGTGTCTCCAAATCAATCATTCCGTGTGTAGCCAAGATAAACTCCTTACATTTAAGTTATAATTATAACGTAAAAAATGTAAAAGGTCAAGTTATAATTTGCCAAAACCCCAAATTCTTTCTTTACAAAACCAACATTCGCCGCAGTTTCCGTTAGTATAATGTAGAGTATTACAACTTACAGTTAATGGAAATAATGTATCTAAAAGATTGTGCTGTTTGTACAATTCTGCAATTTGTTTTTTATTTAAATTAAAAAATGGTCGTATTTCGCCAAATTCAATAAGCTCACCGTCATGTACAATAACAGCAGAAAAGATTAGTAATTTATCGGCTTCTTCAGATCGAGTTCGATCTAAGTCGTCATGTTTTGGCCAAGCATTATTGTAGGCTTCAAAATCAGGAGTTTGATTAATTCCAGTATAGATATATTTGTATTTTCCTTTTAAGATGTTCTCTTCGTTAACTTTTTGAAAACTTGTATCGTACGTTGATGCATCAGTTTCATATATAATAGGGTCATTAAATATATCATTGCAGTCAAGCTCTTTTTTTATAAAATTTATAACGTCTAAATGACAAGTATCAGTAGAACGTTTTGGAATACTTACTGGTTGTAGTTTAAATGGGAGATTATTTGATTTTATTTTTTTAGCAAGTAGGTAGCATAATAAACTACTATCTACGCCGCCGGAAATCCAAATACCTAAAGTATTATTTTTATTACTTAATAGTTGTCCATTGGGTATTAGTAGTTCTATCATAGATAGGGGCGTTCCACAAGTTAATAGGAGGAAAAGTTAGTTCTGGCCAATGAAAGGTGTTAGTTCTGGTGCCTTCCAACCTTCTGGCTTCAACACCTTGCCATCTTCTCTCTTGCGTACTTTGCCTGTCTCTGGATCGATCTTTGCAAAGTTCGTATCCATTACTTCTTTCCACGCACCTTCTCCGTTAAAGCCGCCTGCACGAATAGCACCCATAGTAACAACAAGAATGTCAATAAGTGCATCAAGTTGTTCTACAGTGTCATTTGCTTCGACTGCTTCTTGTAGTTCTTCGTATTCTTCTTTGATCAAACTAAGATACATTTTATAGTTTGCTTCACTTGGTTCTTGATCACACGCAGAACCAAACGTGTCAATATCTTTAAATGGGTTTGTCATTAAATTACATCTCCGGCCTTACAAAACTACTTGGGTCAATAGTTGCATGTTCGCCATCTGCATACTCTGCACCAATATAAACATCTGAAGGTTTTTCGTCTGAGTATGCTAAGATACTTTCAGTTTCGATCATTCTTAATTCGTGTTCGACACCGTCCCATTCAAATTTCATACCTCGAGTCCAACGTCCATGTTCGATTAGAATCCAATCTCCTACTTCGTAAGGATCGTTATTTTGCGGACCTTTTGAAAATACTTTACCCCATCGAGGATAAATGCCTCGTGTAGTTCCGTCATCGTCTTTAATAATTAAGCCGCTTTTAGTTTTTTGTTCGCCAAAATGCATATCAGTTACAATTACACGATTTCCTATAGCTCGTGGTTTGCCGCTGATGTTATTAATGTTAATAGCCATTAGTCACCTTTTTTTACAAAGTTGCCGTCTTCATCTTCTACCCAGTTGTCTGTATCTTCAGTTGTTGCTTCTGGTTCTACCCAGTCATCTGTAAGATCTTTCTCAACGGGCGCATTAGTGTCTGTTTTTTTAACTGCAAGTTCTTCAGGTAGTGCATTTTCTTGGTAATAATCAGCAAGAACTTCTTCACGCTTTTTAATAATTTTACCACCTGGGCCTAATTCGTCTCCACGTGCATTTACCTTTGCATTGCCTACTGCTTGTGTTAATTCGTTACGTTGACGCAACAAATCCATATCAACAGTTTTGCCTTGCATACTTTTATAGACTTTACGTCCTGTTTGTTTCATTGGCATAATTTTTCTCCTAAATTATATATGTACTTATCTCAAGAACTCATGCCAGTCCAGGTCAAACTGGATTGAGTTTATTTTGTGTA